CAAGAGTCAGCACGCACCGGAGACCGGTGCGCGTCGGCTCTTGCTTTTTTTGTTTTCCGGGTCATGAGCCGGAGCTGCCGCCCTGCCTGCGCCGAAGGCCTGCGCTGGATGCGCGGGGTATTGACGTAGACGCGGTGGGGCGGCACGGTCCGATTCGGACACATTTTCCCCGACGCACACGGCGGCGTTCGCGCCGCAGCGGGTTTGATCCTCCTGCGGCGGCCCTGGCTGCCATGCGAGGGTCGCCGTGTGCGCCGGGTATCACAGGAGGATCAGCATGGCAAAGAAAAAGACACCCGGCGGGACTGCCGGAAAGGGCGGCGTCAACCCGGCGCCGACGAGAGACAATCAGACGGTGCGGATCGCAGCGGAGCAGCTCACCATGGTCCCCATTGACGATCTCATCCCCTACGCGAACAACGCCAAGAAGCACGGCGTTAAGCAGATCAACCAGATCCGGGCTAGCCTGCGGGAGTTCGGTTTCGTAACGCCGGTGCTCATCGATTTTGACAACAACATCATCGCAGGCCACGGCCGGGTGGAGGCCGCCAGAGCGGAGGGCATGAGCGAGGTGCCCTGTGTGCTGGTGACCAACCTGACGGAGGCCCAGCGCAAGGCATACATCCTGGCAGACAACCGGCTGAGCGAGACGGCAGCATGGGACACGGAGCTGCTGAAAATCGAGCTGGAGGGTCTGGAGGCTTTGAACTTTGACACCGGGATCGCCGGTTTTGACGCGGAAGCGATGGAGGAGTTGGGCGTAGAAATTGACAGCAGTCATACGCAAGCCGAAGCCTACGAGGACGATTTTGACGAAGATCCCCCGGAAGAAACCTCCGTGCGTGAAGGAGACATCTATCAGTTAGGGCGGCACCGTCTGGCGGTCGGCAGTACTGCCGATGAGGCGGCTATGACCCGCCTCATGAATGGTGCGCTGGCAAACATGGTTTTCACAGACCCGCCTTACGGCGTGGCTGTGGGATCCAAAAATCAAATGCTGGATGATGTTGCCGGGGGGAAAAGCGGACGCTGTACCGAGGACATCTACGGAGACACCATGAGTGAAAGCGATCTTCACGATATGCTTTTGCAGGCCATGACCAACATTCGGCTGTCATGCCGGGACGATGCTTCTTTCTATGTCACCAGTCCACAGGGTGGCAGCCTTGGTTTGATGATGATGATGATGATGATGCGGGAGGCCGGCCTGGAAGTCCGGCACATGCTGATTTGGAAGAAATCTTCTCCGACGTTTTCTATGGGCCGGCTGAATTACGAATACCAGCACGAGCCTATTTTCTTCACGTGGACCCAAAAGCATATCTGGTACGGAAACGGCAAATTCCACACGTCCGTGTGGGATGTGGATAAACCCCGCAAGTGTGATTTGCATCCTACCATGAAGCCGATAGCCCTGGTTGAAAACGCTATTCTGAATTCTACCACGGAGGGTGACCTCGTTCTGGATGGCTTCGGCGGCAGCGGGACAACGTTGATCGCCTGTGAGCAGCTGGGGCGGACGTGCTACATGATGGAAATCGACCCCAAGTATGTCCAGGTCATCATTAACCGGTGGGAAGCTATGACCGGAGAAAAGGCGGTGCTGCTGAATGACCGTGCAGGAGGCTGAGCGGATCATCGCGCGGACCAACAGCCCGTACCTGAAACGGGACATGCAGCGGTTTATCAAAAACCAGCGGAGAAAGGAGGGCCGGAATGGCCGGGAAAAGACAGCCAACGGATGTGGTGCTTGCCAACGGGCGAAAGCATCTGAGCAAAACCGAGGAGGCGAAGCGAAGGGCCGGTGAGGTAAAGGTCTCCCCCGCCAAGACGGCCAAGCCGCCCAAGTGGCTGCCGGAGACGCTGAAAAAGGACTTCCGGGCCATCGGCAAGCGGTTGATCGCCTCCGGGCTTTACACGGAACTGGACGCCGACACCCTGGGCCGCTATCTGGTGGCCCAGCACCAGTGGCTCATTGCCACCGGCGAAGCAGAGAAGGCGCTGGCCCAGCGAGACCAAGAAGGTGCTGACGGCTGGGGCAAGATCCAGGAGCGATACTTCAAGCAGGCCCGGAACTGTGCCAACGATATGGGCCTGACCGTCACCAGCCGCTGCCGCCTGGTGGTGCCGGATACCGGCAAGCAGGCGACGGAGGACAGCAACCCCATGCTGGAGCTGATCCGGGGAGGCATGGATCGGTATGCCTGAGATGCTGACCCTGGCACCGGGCATCACGGTACCCAAGCCGGATGACGGCGCGGAGCTGCGGTACAGCCAGGAGGCCGTGGACCGTGTGGAAAAATTCTTCTCCATGCTGGTGTTCGGACAGAACGATTGGGCGGGCAAGCCATTTGAGCTGCTCCCCTGGGAGCGGGATCTGATCCGGCAGTTCTACGGCATCGAGGTCAAGGATGATGACGGGCGTTGGGTCCGGTATCGGCGCTTCCTCTATAACGAGATCCCGAAGAAAAACGGAAAGAGCGAGCTGGCAGCAGGACTGGGGCTGTACCACCTGCTGGCTGACGGCGAGCAGAAGCCAGACGTGGGCATTTTTGCTGTGGACAAGGAGAACGCCGATATTATTTACCGCTGCGCTCAGACCATGGTGGAGAACTCCGTCATTGGGCAGCCGCAACATCGGCCACTGGCGTGGGCACGCCCCAGCGTGCGGGAGATCCGCACCCGCTTTGGCGGACGGATGAAGGTGTATTCCGGTGACGTGGATAACAAGCATGGCCCCAGCTTCTCCGCTATCCTCTGCGATGAGCTCCACGCATGGGCGGGTCGGGCAGGCCGGGAGCGGTGGAATGTTTTGACAACAGGCTCTGACGCCGCCCGCGCCCAGCAGACCGTCATGGTGCTGACCACGGCGGGCAACGACCCCGACCGCACGTCCATCGGCTGGGATCGCCATGAGTATTGCCGCCGCATTTTAGCGTGGCGGCGTGGTGAACCGGAGCGGCCAAGCGACACAGACGACAGTGAGTGGCTGCCCATTATGTACGGCATTTCCACTTTAACGCAGGACGATCCGGACAAAATTGCGGATCTGGATATCTACGATGAGGCGCTGTGGAAAACCTGCAACCCCAGCTACGGCGTGACTATGAAGGCCCGAAAGTTCCGGAAGGAGGCCCAGGCCGCCAAGATGAGCGAGGCAGCGGAGCGGAATTTCCGGTGGCTGAGGCTGAACCAATGGATCAGCACCAAAGACGTGGGGTGGTTGCCGTTGACTCTCTACGATAAAACTCAAATCGGCCCCTCCGCCAAGGCGGAGCGGGAGGCGTGGGTCGAGGAGCATTTGACGGGCAAGACCTGTTACGGCGGGCTGGATATGTCCCTCCGGACGGACCTCAGCGCTCTGGTGCTGGTATTCCCGCCCCAGCCGGGACTGGATCAGGGCGTGGCCTTGTTCCGGGCTTGGCGGCCCCTTGAGGGCGTGACGGAGGCGGAGCAGCGGGACCATGTGCCCTACCGGGACTGGGAGCGGGCCGGGTTCCTCACCCTTTGCCAGGGCGACATGATCGACAACCGAGACGTGATCGCGGCCATTCTGGACGCCAAAGAGCGATATGACCTGCGGGCGCTGGGCGTTGACCAGTTTTTAACAGAAACAATGACGCCGCTGCTCCAGGACGAGGGCGTGGAGATCATCGCCATCCCGCAAACCATGTTAGGGATGAGTCCGGGGATGAAAGAGCTGGAAATGCTAATCCGCAAGCATGAAATGCTCCACGTCCACAACACCTGCGCCCGGTGGTGCTTTGGTAACGTCCGGTGCGCGGTTGACGGCAACGAGAACCAGAAGCCCATGAAGAACCGGAGTATCGGGCGTATCGATATCACGGTGGCGTGGATCATCGCCGTGGCAGCGTGGATCGTTAAAAGAAATCAGAAGCCGGATCTGGCGGAAGCGATGCGGCAGCGAGAGTATCACTTGTAAGGAGTGGAGATATGAGAAAAAGATTTGCAACGGCAATCGTCAAAAATGTCAGCATGATCGTTTTGGTGGCCGGTGCAGCCGTTACGGCTGTAGGCGCCGGGATGATCTATTTGCCAGCCGGTTTGATCACCGGCGGCGTGCTGGCCATGGCTGGTGCTGTGGTAGCCATGTTTGGTGAGGAGGACGACAGATGAGTTTGCGCAAGGGCCTGGTGAGAGCTGGGCGGACACTGGACAGTCCCCGGCAGAAATCTCTCGGAGGGGCGATCCCAACGATGACTTTGGATAACCCGGCGGGCTGGATCTCCGGCGAGGAGAGTGTAGCCATGAGCCGGGACAAGGCCATGAAGGTGTCGACGGTGAACCGGTGCGTGGAGGTCTTGAGCACGTCTATGGCGGTGTTGCCGGTGTACACCATGAATGAGTCCACTAAGGAGCGGCTGCCGGATCATCCTCTCCAGCCTATGCTGTGGAGCCGGGCCAACGAGTCCATGAGCACCTTCGACTACCAGCGGCTGATGATGTGCAACCAGTTGCTGCGGGGCAATGCCTATGCAGGTATCGTGCGGGATCCCCGGAGCGGCCGGCCGCAGGAACTGATCCCCCTGCCTCCGGACTATGTATCGCCGGTTTTCGATGATATCGGCGATTTCTGGTATGTATTCACCCACCCGGTCAGCGGCGAGATGACGCTGCTTCGTCCGGAGGATGTGATCCACTACAAGGCATACAGCGAGGACGGCATTGAGGGCGTGAGCGTGCTCAAGCGGGCGTCTCTGACCCTGAGCACCGCCCGGGCTGCGGCGCAGTACGAAAACAGCACGTGGCTTAACGGCGGGCAGCCCTGCGGCATCCTGACCACGGATTCCGACCTGGGCGGGCAAGTACAGCGCGTGCAGGCAGACGGCTCTACCGTATGGGTGGATCCCAAGGAGGAGCTGCGGCGCTCCTGGGAGAGTGTTCACCGGGGGCCGGACAAGGCGTTTCGGGTAGCGGTGCTGGATCTGGGCTTGAAGTATCAGCCCATCTCCATGACCAACAGTGACGCACAATTCGTGGAGAGCAATGAGATCCGGGTAGCGGATGTGTGCCGGTTCTTCGGCGTGCCCCTCCATCTGGCCTATGCCGGAAAGCAGAGCTACGCCAGCAATGAGCAAAACGGCATTGAGTTTGTCAACTACACCCTGCTGGGCTACGAGACCCAGTGGGGGCAGGAGGACACCTACAAGCTGCTGCTGCCGTCTGAGCGGGCGGGCGGTCTGCGGATCAAGCGGGAGCTGAAGGTGTTCCTCAAGGGCGACACCACGGCTCAGGCTGCTTACTACCGGGCACTGCGGGAGATCGGCGCGCTCAACGCTGATGAGATCCGCGCACTGGAGGACCGGGGCAGGATCCCCGGCGGCAGCACTTACTACGCAAGCTGGAACTACGGCCCCCTGGCGGATTTTGAACGCCTGAGCGTGATCCGGGCGCTGGGGAAAGATCCGGATGATGGAGGTACGGCATGAATGGAATTTTAAAGGCCGCCAATGTGGAGAAGCAGGCGGTCAGTGAGGATGAGCTGCGGCTCATCAACAAGCAGACGCTGCGGGATCTGACCGCCGACGAGGTGTTCACCTTCCGCATGGCGGCCTGTGACAATCAGGTAGACCGGGACTTTGAGCGGTTTACGGATAAGGCGCTGGAGGAACTGGCCCCGCTGTTTGTCGGCAAGTCTGTGCTGATGGATCACAAATGGTCCGCCGCCAACCAGACGGCCCGGATCTACGCCGCCGCCGTGGAGCCCCGTGGCGAGATCAAGCAGCTGGTGCTGCGGTGCTATATTCCCCGGAGCGACGCCACGGCGGCGACCATTTCCGCCATTGAGACCGGCATTTTGAAGGAGTGTAGCGTGGGCTGCCACATGGCCAGTGCGATCTGCTCTATCTGCGGGGCAGATCAGTCTAAGGTCTACTGCGAGCATCACGCCGGACAGACCTATGACGGCCAGTTGTGCGTGATGGCGCTGGATAATCCAATGGACGTCTACGAGGTGTCCTTCGTGGCTGTCCCGGCTCAGCCGGAGGCCGGCGTTATTAAGTCCAAGCGCTACGGAGGCCCGGCGGAGCCGGCTTCCGATCCCGAGACCCAGCGCATGGCGGAGGCCATGCAGGAATTAGAAACAAGACGATATGGAGGTATGTGAGACATGACTTATCAGGAATTGCTGGAACTGAAAAACAAGCGGGCGGAAAAGGTCCGCGAGGGTGAGGGCTTGCTGGCGAAAAAGGATTTTGACGCCCACAAGACCCTGATGGGCGAAGTCCAGAAGATGAACGCGGAGATCGACGCTGCCGAAAGCCAGCTGGCCGAGGAAGGCCGCTTCGCCGAGGGCGACGCCAAGATGAAGGCTCTGCACGCCCAGAAGCAGCAGGAGAAGGCGGACGCAGCCGCCGAAAAGAGCGCGGATGACATCCGGTCTGAGCCGGAGTACGCGAAGGCGTGGGTGGAGGCCCTGCGGACAGGAATGACCGTGAAGAAGTCCATGGGTGTGGAGAAGTTCAACATTCTGCACAAGGCCCTGACGGTGGGCGGCGGCACTCCCGCCGGTTCCGACGGCGGTTTCCTTGTTCCCATCGATTTTGACAACGCCATCATCCGGGAGACCAAGGACTATCTGGATCTCTCCACCCTGTTCAACGTGGAGACGGTTTCCACCATGACCGGCTGGCGTGCCGTTGAAGTGGCGGGCCAGCGGACCAAGCTGCCTCTGGTGGGCGAGAATACCACCATCGGCAAGAATAACCAGCCCAAGTTCAAAAAGGTCTCTTACAACATCGGCAAGTATGGCGAGCGCCTGGTGGTGTCCAGCGAGCTGATGGAGGACAATACCGCCGGCCTGATCCAGTACCTGGCCCAGTGGTTTGGCCCCAAGTACATCCTGACCAAGAATGATCTGCTGCTGACGATCCTTAAGAAGCTGACCTTCACGGCTCAGAGCGCCACCACCGACAAGGACAAGGTCAAGGCCATCAAGTCCGTGCTGAACAAAAGCCTGAACACGGCATACAGCCGGGGTGCTGTGCTGCTGGCCAACCAGAACGTCTACGATGAGATGGACAACTGGGTGGACGGCAACAACCGGCCTATGCTGGTGCCTGACGTGTCCGGCGATTTCGACCGCTTTAAGGGCCGCCGCGTGGTCTACGGCGACAACGATCTCATCGGTGAGCACAAGGCCGCGTCTAAGACCTACGATCCCCTGTTTATCGGCGACTTCAAGGCGGCGGCAACTCTGTTTGTCCGTAAGGGCATGGAGGTCGCGGCTACGGATGTGGGCGGCGACGCATGGGCTAACGATGCCTATGAGCTGCGCTGCCTGTGCCGCATGGACGCCGAGAGCGTGGACGATACCGCTGTGGTATTCACCGGCTACGAGCGCGCCACCATCGGCGGCTGATCGGAGGGGTGACGGATGGCGGCGTTTAGTGACCGGCAGGCCAGCATCCTAAGCTACTGCCGGATCGACGATCCTACGCCGGAGGACCTGGCCCTGCTGGAGGGTTTCCATGCGGACGCCGTCAGCTACATGGAGGGCGCGGGCGTGGCGGAGCCGGAGGCCGGTTCCGCCCGCCTGCCCCAGTACAACACCTGCATTCTGGCGATGGTGCTGGACGCCTGGGACAACCGGGGCACGCAGACCGCCGACAAGGCGTTTGCCGATAACCCGGCTTTCCGGCGGCGGCTGAACCAGCTGAAACTGACGGAGCCGGTGCGGTCCGAATCGGACACAGAGGTCTAAGCCATGGACGTGAATGCTGGAAAGCTGAATAAGCGGGTGGAGATCGTGCGGATCTCCACCTCCCCTGACGCTGACGGCTACGCAGCCCCCACGGAGACGGTGATCCGGCGCCCATGGGCGCAGTTCTCCCGGGTCAGCGGCTCCGAGGCGCTGCGGCAGGGCGCGGACATGGGCGACGTCAAGGTGCGGTTCCTGATCCGCTCCGGGCATACGGCCATTAGCCGGAAGGACCGGGTGCGGTACAATGGCGCGGACTACGAGATCGAGTACGTCAATGACTACGGCGACAGCGGCGAGTATACGGAGCTGATCGCCAAGCTACTGACGGCGGGAGGCTGAGTATGAGCATCAACGAGACCATCATCCAGGCGGTGACGCCCATCGTGCCGGTATGCGTTCCGGATGTGTACCGGCCCGACGCTGGGGAGACTCCGGCAGAGGTCTACTGCGTGTTCAACTACACGGAGTCGCCGGATGTGTTCGGAGATGATGAGCCGCAGGCCATTCGGTATCTGATCCAGCTGCACCTGTATCTACCGCTGGGGCAGACGCCGCTCCGCCTGAAACGGCAGCTTCGGCGGACCATGCTGGACGCCGGTTTTGCGGTTGGTGATTATACCAACGCCAGCGATCTGGAGGGCCAGCACTACGTGCTGGAGTGCCAGGCGCTGGATCTGGAGGTGGGCTGATGGGCTTCACGGTCAGAGGGCTTGACGAGTTCTCGCTATCCCTTCGGGAGCTGGCGGAGCTGCCGAACGCGGTGCAGGATGACATGCTGGAGGCCGGAGCCGCAGTTGTGGCCAAAGCCCAGCGAGACAAGGTGATGGCCTACGGCATCTATGACCGGGAGAGCACCCAGCATGTGGCGGATTCCATCAAGCCGGGCAAGGTAAAGCTAAAAAAAGGCGAGAGGGTCATCTATGTCAGCCCCACGGGTAAGCGAAAGCGGGGCAACACAGAGACCCGCAACGCGGAGATCTTATTTGTCAACGAGTTCGGCAAGAAGGGCCAAAGCGCCCGGCCTGCCGTGCATGACGCCAACGAGGCCAGTGCGGAAGCCACCACGCGGGCAGAGTTCGAGGTTTATGACAGGTGGCTGAAATCCAAAAAATTGTAAGGAGGAAACCATGGGCAACAAAGCAGTTAAAACACCTCTTGGTATGGTGTCCAGTTACTTTTTCCCCTTTGCCAGCGAGCCGGTGGGCACCCATCCGATCTACGGCGAGAAGGTGGATATGGGCGCAGCCGTCAAGGGCTATTTAAGTCTGACTACGGCCTCCGGCGATATCACCGGCGATGACGCCATGCTGCTGTATTTTGAGCAGTTTGTATCCGGCCAGGTGGACGTGGAGACCACGCTGAGCGATCTGGAGGTTAACGCCAAGATTTACGGCCACAGCTACAAGGCGGGCCGGGAGACCGCCAAGGGCGAGGACAGCGCCCCCAACGGCGCTTACGCCTTTATCGAGCCGATTTTGAAGAAGGACAAGACCCTGGTCTACCGGGCCTCGTTTTTCTATAAGACCACGGCCATGCTGAGCGCGGAGAAGCAGGAGGCGGACACCCGCAAAAGCGACTTCAACCCCAAGATGAACGCGGTGAGCCTGCGGGTGATGAAGGACAACGCGGACGCATGGCGTGAGCGGCAGGAGTTCCCCACCCAGTCCGAGGCGGAGGCGTTCATTGACTCGTTGGCGGGCGGCACGGCGGCCTACGGCGTGACCATCACCCATATCGGCACCGGCACCAGCGATCCCGGCGAGGGCACCACTTATGTGACCGCCGGGCAGAGCCTGGCCATCGACTTCGGCACTAAGGATCCCACGGCGCTGTATGACAACGCCACCAATGTGACCAGCAATCTGGCCGCGCACAAGTACACCGTAAGCTCCATCGCGGCGGCTCACGAGATCGTGGCCGTCTGGAGCACCTGATCTTTATCTTTGCCGCAAGGACGGCCCGCACCGGGCCGCCCTTGCAGGAGGTTTATGCCATGCGATACGTTACCTTTGATTTCGACGGCCCTCTGCCGCTCATGCTGACGATGGAGGCGCTTTTTAATATTTATGACCGATTCGGCGTCCATGACAATATCCTGCGGGCCACCGGGGCCATGGAGGACACCCCCCAGGGCTGGATAGCCTGCTGTGAGCTGGCGGAGCTGCTGATGCAGCAGGCGGCGCTGTGGCGCAAGCGGCAGGGCTATACCGACCGCAAGCGGACGGGCTGGCCGTTACGCACTCAGGACCGGGCAACGGTCCGCACCGCCGTGCGGCAGGCCATTGCGCGGGGCTTTTACCGGGCAGTGCCCTCCGGAGAGGACGCCGGGGAGGTCAACTTAGTTCTGGCGGCCCGGGAGGATGAGCGGGCGGAGGATCCGGAGCGGCTGCGGGCCGGTTTTCTGGCCGTATGCGCCGCCCGGCTGCATCTGGCCCCGGCAGACGCCCTGCTGCTGACGCCGGGCGAGTATCTGGACATGGTGACGCTTTTGAACGGCGGAGAGGAGGATGACTATGGCGGTCCGGCAGATTACAACTGAAATCTCGATCAAAAACGAGGCGGAATTCCGGAAGCAGATGAAGGCTGTGAACAACAGCCTTTCCGGCATGAAATCCGAGATGGCCAAGGTCTCCGCCGAGTTTGACGGCCAGGCAAACAGCGCCGATGCACTTCGGAAGAAACAGGCCATTTTGCAGCAGCAGTATGACCAGCAGAAGGAGAAGGTCCAGGCACTGGCCCGGATGCTGGAGAGCGCCAAGAGCGCCTACGATGAGAACAGCGATGTGGTTTTAAGCTACCAGCGGCAGCTGAACACGGCCACGGTGGAGCTGATTAAGTTCGACCGGGAGCTGAAGAACACCGACAAGTATCTGGATGAGGCCGCCCAGTCCGCAGACGGTACGGCGTCCAGCATTGACGAATTCGGCAAGACCGTCAAGGACGCCGGGGATGAAGGCTCCGACGGCATGGGCCAGCTCAAGGAGGCATTTGGCCAGCTGGGCGAGGCGGTCAAGGGCGGCGACATCAACGGCGTTGTGGCGGCTCTGGGCTCCATGAAGGGCGTACTGGTGGGCGGTGCTGCTGTGGCCGGGGCCAAGGCTCTGGCGGACGGCATCATCAACATCACGGAGTCCACCAAGGAGTACCGGACCATTTTAGGGACGCTGGAGGTATCCAGCAAGCAGGCCGGATACACCCAGGAGCAGACCACGGAGATCTACAAAAAGTTTCAGGCGGTGCTGGGCGACACGCAGAAGGCCGCCACGGCTACCGCCAATCTTCAGGCGCTGGGGCTGAGTCAGGAAAACCTGCGGGTCATCATGGAGCAAGCCATCGGCGCATGGGCCACCTATGGCGACTCTATTCCCATCGACAGCCTGTCCGAGAGTATCAACGAGACGGTGCAGGTGGGAAAGGTCACCGGCGTCTTTGCAGACGCCCTCAACTGGGCAGGCACCAGCGAGGACGAGTTCAATGAGCGTCTGGCCGCCTGCGCCGATACCACCGAGCGGGCCAATCTGGTGCTGACGCAGCTATCAGAGCAGGGCCTACAGGCCACCGGGCAGGCGTGGGTGGAGAACAACCAGGACATCATCGCCGCCAACACTGCCCAGGAGGCCATGAATGAATCCATGGCCCAGCTGGGAGAAGCGCTTCAGCCTGCATCCAGTTTTCTTTTGGAGTACGGGGCCGCCCTGGTGGACGTGGCCGCAGATGGCGTCAATGCGCTTTCCAGTCTGGTGGAGTGGTTCGACAATCTTTTCAACGCGCAGCAGAAGGCCACGCAGGCCAGCTTTGAGGCCATCGACAGCCAGTACAACCTGGCGGACTATCAGGCCAACGGCCTGGTCAATGCCGGCGGCGTCATCGACTACGCAGCCGCCAAGCGGATGCAGGACGCCGGGACTTTTAAGCGGGCGGCCGGGGTGTCCAAATCGGATGCGCTCCAGCGGGGCTGGAGTGTCTCGTCTGTGTCGGACCTCCTCAAGCGGCGGGTCAACGGCTCCCACGCCGACGGTCTGGATTACGTCCCCTTTGACGGCTATGTGGCAGAGCTGCACCAGGGCGAGGCGGTGCTTACTTCCGGCGAGGCCAGCTTCCTCCGCAGCGCCATGGCGGCGGGGCGGACGCTGGGCGGCAGCCGACGGAGCAGCCGGTCCGTGTCCGATTCGGACACCGGCGGCAGCGGCGGCACGCCCAAGGTCTATGACCTGACGATCCCGGTGGAGCTGACCATTGACGGCGCCACTTTCGCCCGCAAGGAATACAAGTACCGCATCGCGGAGGACAACCGCCGGGGCGTCTCTCTGGCGGGGAGAGGAGGCAGCCGATGACACGGCCACCCTATATCGTAGACGGCGTGGATTTCACGGACTACGTCAACCGCTGGCAGTACTCCGTGGGCTATGTGTACCGGGAGGGCTCCAACGCAGCCCTGCGGCTCAGCGGCTTACAGCCCCGGGACCTGCTGGCCATCAAGACCCGGGTCTCCGTGACGGTGAATGACCAGCAGGGGCCGCAGCTGGCGGCGCTGCTGACGGCGGTACTGAAAAACTACGTGCAGCTCACCTACTTTGAGCCCAAGGACAACGCCGTCCGGACGGCCACCTTCATGCCCACCGTGGAGGAGGTAAGCATCCCGCCGGTGCCCGGTTCCGTCCGCTGGGGCAAGGGCTTCCGGATCACCATGGAGGAGGCGTGACGATGGCAGTTAACGAGATCCGCTACAAGGGCGTCAGCTACGCCACGGACGATGATATCAAGGTCCCCTCCGGGATCTTGTACGAGGTCAAGGCCCTCCGCTCCGACAGCCTGGAGGCCAACAGCCTCACCGTCACGGTGTTTTCCAACAACAAGTCCATCATGGGCTTCGCGAAAAATGACAAGGTGGAGTATTTCCGGGATGGCCGCCGGGTGGGCGTGTACTATCTCCAGACGGTAGAGCGGGTCGGCAGCGACGCCTATACGCTCTCCGCCCTCTCCGCACTGGGACGGCTCATCACCATGCGCCACGCGGGCGGCATCTACACCGGCCAGACGGTGGCGGAGGTAGTCCCCCAGATCTGCGCCCCGGTGGCGGTGATGATCGAGAGCGTATACGCCAGCCGCCAGCTGTACGGATACCTGCCATACAGCAACCCGGACAAAGAAAAAGGCAACGGCCGCAGCGCCCGGGATAGCCTCTCCCAAGTCCTGTTTGCCATCGGGGCGTCTCTGGGGGTTGACGAGAACGGCGTCATGCGGGTGGAGAAGCTGTGGGACGGCGTCTCTGCCACGATCACGGCGGACCAGATCAACGAGGACTCCTGCTCCACCGTGTACGAGACCCCGGTGAGCGCCGTGGAGATCACGGAGCACCAGTGGGTAAAAAGCCAGGATACCGTCACCCTCTTTGAGGGCACGGCAGAGGACGGCGCTCTGGTGACGTTTGAGGAACCCGCTCACAGTCTGACGGCAGAGGGTTTCACCATCATCGAGCAGGGGGACAACTACGCCATCCTGTCCGCCGGAACCGGCACCCTCACCGGCAAGAGCTACAACCACCTGACCCGCATCGTCCGCCGGACGGTGACGGATGGAGCCGAGGAAAATGTGGTGACGGTGAGCGACGCCACGCTGGTGTCTCTCACCAACAGCGTGGACGTGGCCAAGCGCATGGCGGACTATTACCGCCACCGGGAGACCATCCGGGTAGACGTGGAGCCCGGCACGGAGCGGGCGGGCAGAGTGGTGCAGATCTTCCACCCCTGGGACAAGGAGATGGTCCAGGCCTGCGTGGAGAGCCGGGAGACGGTGATCTCCGGCATCCTCAACAGTCAGACCAGCGCGCTGGTGGGCTTCACCCCGGCGCAGCCGGAGGCGGCGGAGTATCTGGACGAGCGGGTAGTCCTCACCGGCTCCGGCGAGTTCCAGATCCCGGTAGGCACCACAACGATCCACTATGTGATGATCTCCGCCGGGCAGGGCGGGCGCTGCGGCGAAAAGGGCGAAGATACCC